GAAACTACAGATGAAGAAGTAGATGAAGCATCAGACGAAGAAGTAGATGAAGCATCAGACGAAGAAGTAGATGAAGCATCAGATGATGACAAAGAAGAAGCTACTAACGAAGACTTTAACTTAGATGAGTTTGAAGTTGAAGGTGGCGATCCAGCTGATGACATGATGGACAAAATGGGCATGGACATGGACGGTGACGCAGAAGGCGGCGACATGGATATGGATATGGATGCTGAAGGTGGCGAAGGTGACGTAGAAGATCGTGTTGACGATCTAGAAGTTGCTTTAGATGATCTTAAAGCAGAATTTGAAAAAATGATGGGTGACGAAGACGAAGATGCTGGTGACGAAGGCGACATGGATATGGACGCTGACGGTGACGACGAAGCTGAAGAAGAATCAGTAGCGTTTGAAGCAACTGACGAAGAAGTCGACGAAGCATCAGATGAAGAAGTAGATGAAGCAGCAGACGAAGAAACTGATGAATCATCTAAATCAGAAGCAGAAACAATGCGTGAATATGTTGAAAAAGTAACAGCTAAAATGGGCGACAACGGTGCAAACACTAAGTCAACTGTAGCTAGTGCAAATGACATGGGCGGAACTGCTTCAAACTTGGCGCAGAATGCAGACGGCGGAAACGGCGGAACAGAAGGCGGACTAGCAGGAACATCTCCAAAAGATGAAACAGCTGGTAATGTTAACGTTCCAGGCGGCAAAGCATCAAAAAGCATGAAAGCACAGCCAAAAGGCCACGGCGCAGAGAAAAAAGGCGCAGGCGAAAGCGGAGCAGATAGTAAATCAACTATCGGTTCTTAAGGTTAAGGAACTTTAAATGATAAACTTACGAGAGCATCTGACATTCGACCAGGCTAATATAGTCGTTGAGTCTACCGATAACGCCAATGGGGGCAAAGATCTTTATATGAAAGGTATTTGTATACAAGGTGGAGTGCGTAATGCAAACCAACGTGTATATCCTGTAAACGAAATTGGTAGGGCTGTCAAAACTCTCAATGATCAAATCCAGGGAGGATATTCAGTTCTCGGAGAAGTTGATCATCCAGAAGGACTTAACATTAACTTAGACCGCGTGAGTCATATGATCCAAGAATGTTGGATGGATGGCGCAAACGGTTATGGTAAATTAAAAATTCTACCAACTCCGATGGGGCAGTTAGTTAGCACTATGATACAAAATGGTGTTAAACTAGGTGTTTCATCGCGTGGTAGCGGCAATGTATCAGAAGACGGCGGCAACGAAGTTTCTGATTTCGAAATAATCACTGTGGACGTTGTGGCTCAGCCTAGCGCCCCTGGTGCGTATCCGACACCAATTTACGAACATTTAATGAATGCACGTGGAGGAATGAAGGCATACGAACTTGCACAGGCAACTAAACACGACACAAAGGCACAAAAATACTTAAAAGAATCTCTGATTAATATAATCAGTAGACTCCAATAAAAGGAGAACATAATATGTTGGACGCACTTAAAACACTTTTTGAAAACGATGTAGTTTCCGAAGAAGTACGTGCTGAAATCGAAGGCGCTTGGGAAAGCAAAATCAAAGAGAATCGTCAGCAAGCAACTGCTGAACTTCGCGAAGAATTTGCTAAGAAATATGAGCATGATAAATCAACTATGGTTGAGGCTATCGATGCTATGATCTCAGAGCGTTTAGCTGAAGAAATTGCTGAGTTTGCAGAAGACCGCAAACAACTAGCTGAAGCTAAAGCAAAATATGCTGTTAAAATGCGTGAAGACGCAAAATTAATGCAAAAATTTGTTTTAGAATCACTAAAGACAGAAGTTTCTGAGTTACATGAAGATCAAAAAGCAATGTCTGATAAGTTCAGCATGCTTGAGAACTTTATTGTCGATGCACTTGCTAAAGAAATTGCAGAGTTCCACGAAGACAAAAAAGATTTAGCTGAAACTAAGGTCAAACTTATAAAAGAAGCTAAAAATAAATTTGCTGAAGTTAAGACTAACTTCATTGCGAAAAGTGCCGATAAAGTATCTACAATCGTTGAAAACACTCTTAAGGGTGAGATTAGCGCATTAAAAGAAGATATTGAAGAAGCACGTAAGAACGATTTCGGTCGCAAAATGTTTGAAGCATTTGCATCTGAGTACGCAACAAGTCATCTGAATGAAAATTCAGAAGTTGCAAAACTTATGAATGTAGTTGCAGTTAAAGACAAACAACTAGCTGAAGCAAAAGCATTTGCAACAAAAGCAAAAGTTTTAGCTGAGTCTAAGGCGAACGAAGTTAAGCGTATGGCACAAATCGCTGAGCGCAAAGAAACTATTGATGGATTGTTAAGCCCACTAAACAGAGCAGAACAAGAAATCATGACAGATTTACTGGAATCAGTACAAACAAACAGACTACAATCTGCATTTGACAAGTACCTACCGTCAGTAATTGATGGTAAATCTCCAGCGAAGCAGAAGGCAGTAATTACAGAAGGCACAGAAATCACAGGCAATAGAAAACAAACTAACGTTAGTTCAAAGCAAGACGATAATGTCGTTGACATTAGACGTTTAGCTGGTTTAAATTAAGGAGAAAACTATGTCAGAACTATTAGAAAGTCGCTGGCTGGATACGAAGAGCGCACTTCTTGAAGGCCTAGCAGGCACAAAGAAATCTGTAATGTCAGCTACACTGGAAAATACACGCAAGTATTTGTCAGAAACTGCAGGCGCAGGTGCAACATCCGCCGGTAACGTCGCAACTCTTAACAGAGTTATTTTACCCGTCATCAGACGTGTAATGCCAACAGTCATTGCTAATGAAATCGTTGGTGTTCAGCCTATGACTGGCCCAGTAGGGCAAATTCACACACTACGTGTTCGTTATTCGGATACAGTTGGTACAGGCGCAAGCGGTACTGTAGCTGGTGAAGAAGCACTATCACCGTTCAAAATTGCTGAAGCGTACTCAGGTGCGACAGCAGGAACAGCGGCAAACACAGCAGCACTAGAAGGTGAAGCTGGTAACAAAATGTCTATTCAGATCTTAAAACAGACTGTTGAAGCTAAATCACGTAAGCTATCAGCACGTTGGACTTTTGAGTCTGCACAAGACGCACAATCACAGCATGGTATTGATGTTGAAGCAGAAATTATGGCTGCTTTAGCTCAAGAAATTACAGCTGAGATTGACCAAGAAGTACTTGGTTCACTATACACATTAGCAGGAACAGCTGAAGCAGATACTCAGTATGATCAAGCTGGTGTATCAGGAACAGCTACTTTCGTAGGTGACGAGCATGCAGCATTAGCTGTTATGATCAACCGCGCAAGTAACAAAATTGCACAACGTACACGTAGAGGCGCAGGTAACTGGGCAGTTGTAAGTCCGTATGCATTAACAGTACTTCAATCAGCAACAACTTCAGCGTTCGCAAGAACAACTGAAGGCACATTTGAAGCTCCAACTAATACTAAAATGGTTGGTACTTTAAACAATGCAATGAAAGTATATGTAAACACATATGCTGCTGATGCACAAGACGTACTTGTAGGTTACAAGGGATCAAGCGAATCAGACGCAGCAGCGTTCTATTGCCCATATATCCCACTAATGTCAAGTGGCGTTGTATTAGATCCAACATCATTCGAACCAGTTGTGTCATTCATGACTAGATACGGATATGTTGAGCTAAACAACACTGCAAGTTCATTAGGTAACGCAGCAGACTACCTAGCTCGTGTTAGCATTGCTAACGTTAGCTTTAGCTAAGTCTTAAGTTACAAAATACAAAATAGGCGCTACGGCGCCTATTTTTTTGACTAAATTTTCTGGTTGACATTTTGTTTCAAATAAGGTATAACTTAATATAAACTATAAGTTATGAAACATAAACATTTAATAGTACGAGCAGAAGTAAGTAATCCTCCAATATGCGAACAAACTATTACTGATTGGGCCTCTAATTTAATTAGAGACATTGGTATGAAGATTATGATGGGACCTTATGTTAAGTATTGTGATATGAAAGGTAACAAAGGATTTACTTGCGTTACCATCATTGAAACATCACATGTAGCAATACACATATGGGACGAACAATCTCCAAAACTAATACAATTAGACGTCTATACTTGTGGAGAGTTAGACACACGAATAGTATTTGATGCGTTAGATAAGTTTGATCCAGTAAAGATTGACTTTAAATATTTGGACAGAGAAAACGAATTTATTCAAGTACTAGATACTAAATAATAATACAACGTTCAGGCAATTAGCCCGGAAGTAGCATTAGCGAAGGAACGCACTTAACTTTAACGAGGAGAGTGTCATGAATCATAAAGACTTCGAAATAGCTCGCAAAAAGAGAAAAACGGAACTAGCACATAAAGCAATAGTACGCAAAATGGCTGAAAATCGTCTATCTAGACCAAGAGCTGAAAAGAACATACTTAGTACAGACCCTAGATTACAAAAAATTTAATATTTTGGTAAAAAAGAGGTTGACTTTATATATAAAGTCTGTTATATTAAGTACATAAGCAACAAAAAAGTAATTAATTTTTGTTTATAGTGCAAGGAAGAGGCTCCTACCAAAAGAGTCGAACTTGACTGTCCAGGGGTGGTACCCAGGCTTGGTAGTAGAAATACGCTGAGTCACATCGCACTAACCCGCGGGGACAGGTTGTACGGTTTAGAAATGGTATTTCGGTCCGTGCTTGTAGGTGTACCCAAGTCCTACCTATTTTGCTTATATTTTAAAAAGACTCTTCGGAGTCTTTTTTCTTGACTTAAAATCCTTTATATTGTATTGATGATAAATACTTGTGTCAGATAGTGTGCCGCAAGGCGGACTTATGCTGTACCCACAGCGTAGCCCATAGAACGGGCATAGGACTACTATTATAGGAGAAAAAAATGGGAAGACCACTTAATAAAAGATTGTTTGGTGTAGAAGGCGTAGGCCCTACAGCAGGCGGAAACGAAATCAAAGTAAACTTTCATAACAACACAGCAGTTAAAGAAGGCTATATTGTAAAGCAAGTAGGCTCAAAGAAATTTGTATGTGAAGAAATTGAAACAGCAGGACTATTTACTTGTACGCTAACAACTGGTAAATTACCAGCTAACTTGGTAGCAGGTGAAATGTCAATTTCATTCAAAATGGACGATGCAGAAACATACACAGTAAGTAAAATTGCTGGACGTAAAGTTACTTTGTCAGCACCAAGTGGTACAGGTACTAACTTGTATGACGGCAAAAGTGTTCCGTGGAACTTTAGTACATCTGTAGCAGATGGCGCAGCACAAGTTGAAGAAGCTGGTGATGATAACACATTAATCGGCGCAGATGACGACGACTTTACAGAAGACGCATAAGGACTAACTTAATGGAACGACCAGTAAATGTTTTTTGGAATTTTTATAATCTTCTAAAAGATTTGGTCGTTTCTGTAAAACTAGGAAGCTCTAAGGCAACACCGCATGGTAGTGTTTTAGAGCAACTTAGCGATACAAAATTTAAAGTTACTGATAATAAAGGAAATGAAGGAGTATGCGAACTAGTTAATAAAAGTACAAACGATTTAGATGACAATGAAATGTCACTAATAGGTATTGTATTACATAGTTCAGCATTTGTTTATATTGCTTCAATTGTTAATAACTTAATGATAGATTTTAATAACAGTGAATATAGTTGGGACATACACAATGACTCAACAACAAATGTATTAATGTTAACAGGGAAATAGTAAATGTCAAAGATAGATAAAGTAACCGGAGGCAATTATAAAATTGCAGTTAGTAATGGTGCATCAGGTACTATTACTCTAGACACTACTGACGGTGCTTCTGCTGTTCAAGGAACTGTTATTGTCAATGGTGATCTTGAAGTTAGAGGAACACAAACAACAGTTGAGTCAACAGTTACAACTATTGCAGACAATATTATTACGTTAAATGAAGGCGAGTCTGCAGCAGGAATTAGTGCTAGTAATGGGTATATTGCAGGTATAGAAGTTGATAGAGGATCACTGCCTACAGCAAGAATTGTTTTCAATGAACAAACACAATATTTTACAGGCGGAACAAGTGGTAATGGAGCATTTAAATTACAAGATGCAACCGGAACAACTTTACCATTTACAACAAATAGTATAAACGCAGAAGGAGTGTTATATATTACAACTCCTGCAGCAAGTATTGATGTTAGCGGTACAGTAAACTACGAACGTAATATTTTTGAATATGCATTTAATGCTGTTGCAAACGATTTTATTATTACCGATCCTGGAAGCGGTAATGTATTAATAAACAATGATGGATTGGTTAATGCAAAAGGTGTTAAAGATTATGTAACATATGCTTTTTCAAATACACTACAACCGGGTATTGCTGATAATGATACAACATTAAGAGCATTAGATGAATCTACAACAGGTATAGAAAGTACAATTGAAGTAAAAGTCGACAACACGCTAATTGCAAATATATACTCTAATAGATTAGAACTAGCAGATTTAAAAATACAAAAAAATGAAATATCAACTACAATATCAGATGATAATTTATTTTTATCAGCGCCAGGAACAGGATCAGTTACAGTAAAAGATACGTTTGTAATGACCGGGTCACCATTTGACGATGACTTATCAGCTAGTCCGGCAGCGCCTGTTAGTGGAATTAAATTATTTTCAAAAGATACCGCCAACAGCGAAGGTAATGTTGGTTTGTATTATGTAAATAAAAACAATGTAACAGACGAATTAGTAAGTAGAAATAGAGCACTACTGTTCGGAATGCTCTTTTAAGGAAACAATATGGCAATCACAAACGCACAATTAACAAACACACAACTAGATGTTATTACAGTACCAGCAGGAAAAAGATATGCTATTACAAATATAATGGTATGTAATAATAACAGCGTTGACGCTGCAAATTTTGATTTACACTTTCTTCCTAGCGGAGTAGCATTAAACAATGCTATAACTAGAATTGTAAACAACTTAGTTTTACCAGCAGGCGAAACGTTTACTTTTGACTCAGAAAGAATAGTATTAGAAGAAGGCGACATAGTTAGCTTTGTTGCAGCACCTGACATTGGTGCAAACTTAACTAATCTTTCTGCAACAATAAGTTATTTGGAAGTGTAATAATGAGACTAATGAAAGCTCAAAATACAAACAGTAGGACCATTTATGGTAATGGTGTTCAGTATGACATTAACGGACAAGTAGTTATTGAAAGTACCAATACTATATTAGTGCCTAAAGGTACAGAAGCACAACGGCCAACAAGTCCTGTTAACGGGCAGATTAGATATAACACAGATGATGATCAATTTGAAGCATATCAAAACGGTGCTTGGCGAGAATTAAGATTTAAAGAACCAAATCAAGATCCAGGTATAACACAACAAAATTTAGGTAATGGTGATGCTGTAGAAACAGTATTTGGACCATTAGCAAGCGGTGATGCAGATTTTCCTGTTCCTGCCGCGGCGCAGAATGTTTTAGTATTTGTTGAAAACGTATTTCAAGTAGCAACAACAAACTATACTCTAGAACAAAGCTCAAGTGGTAATCTTGCTGGTCCTAATTCGCCATACGCAGACGGATGGTATTTAAAATTTGCATCTGCTCCAGATCTAGCAAAACCTATTACTGTACTACATAACTTTGACAAGTAATCCAATAAATACTACTGTATAAGGAGACATCATGGCAGTAGGTAGAATATCTGGACCGTTATTAGCAGCTAATCTTGAACGTAACGGAATTAACTTAAATGTTAAAAATACATTAAGTGATACATCTCTCCTTCATTTAGATGCAACAGCACTTAAATTAGGGTTTAATACTGATGTAACTACAGACGAAATACAAGTATCAGGCATGTCTCAAATGCCTAGCATGATTGCATCTACAGAATTAAAGATTGGTAATTTAATTTGGGGGAACGGAAGTAATATTAATTCCTTAGACTCGCCAATAGTATTACAAGCAGCTGTTGGAGGAAGAATAAATCTATCAGGGTTCGCAACAGATCAAATTGAAATTAATGATAATAGTATTAAAAGTTATAATACAAATTCAAATATTGATCTAAGACCAAACGGCACAGGTACAACAGAAATACCTACTAATTTAGAATTATTTGGAAGTTTACATTCACAATCTAACATTACTTTTGATGGTAATATTACAATAGGTAGTGATGATGAAGATACATTAGTTTTAAACGCAGAAATGACTAATGATCTAAATCCAGGCACAAATAATACCTTGAAATTAGGCAAGGCTGGAAAACGTTTTGGAGAAATTCATCCTGGTGTTGTTAATGGTCAAGTAATAAATTCTGGTGATATTATCGCTGGCACAGCGAGTATGAACTTACGTGTTGGTAATATATTTTATGTTAGTAAAAACGGAAACGATTCAGCAGTAGGCGACAGTGTACAAGGTCCTATGCTTACTATTAAAGCGGCACTAGCAAGAGCTGATGCAAGTACACAAGGACCAGTTGAAATACATATATTTCCTGGAGAATACGAAGAAATATTTCCTTTAGAAATACCAACTAACGTAAGTATAGTTGGACATAACATGCGTGGTGTTATTATTAAACCAACAGCAGGAACAAATACAAATAACTGTTTCTTAATGAATGGCGAAACAACAGTCCAACATGTTACTATAAAAGATTTCTTTAGTCCAGGGCATGCATTTAGTTTTGCAACAGATACAGTAGTAACCTCGAGATCTCCCTATGTACAAAACGTATCAGTAATTACAGCAGGCAGTGTAACAAGTGCAAGCGATCCTAGAGGCTTTGCACAAGGCGATGCAGGTAAAGGCGCATTAGTTGACGGAGCAAATGTTTTAAGTGCTAGTCAAGAAGCAAGCATGCTATTCCATAGCGTTACATTTATCACACCTGGAGTTGATGCAATTACAATGACAAATGGTGTTAGAGTTGAATGGCTTAATTCTTTTACATACTTTGCTAACAGAGGATTATATGCTGTTAGAGGAGTAACTGGTCATTTAAGTACAGACGGATCAACAACACAATTTGGAGCTGAAATTAGATCAATAGGTTCAGCAAATGTTTACGGAAATTACGGAGCAGTAGCTGACGGTGCAGATACTATTATGTATCTAATACAACACAACTTTGGATATATCGGAAGTGGTAAATTCTTAGACAATGATCCAAGTAGAGCAATACAAGCTCAAGAAACAAGTGAGCTTAACAGTGGAAATATTTATTTTTCATCAACTGACCATTTAGGTAACTTTAGAGTTGGTGATCAATTTTTTGTTGACTTAGAAAGCGGCGAATCAAGTATTGTTATTACAGAAGCACAAGTAAATGCACTTAATGGTATTAATGTTACAACTGGTGGATCTACAAGTATTTTAAACGGCGCACAAGCATCAACAGGCAATCTTATAATCACAAATAATACATTGTTTAGTAGTCCAGGAAGTATTAATGTTGATAGTGCAGCAGGAATAATAAACTTTTTAGACAATACAAATGTTACTGGTAATGTTGTAATGTCAGGAGATTTTACAATCGGCGGCAGTGCAATAGGATTTGGTAATGATGCTAATGATACAATTAGTTTTGCACAAGAAATTGATCAAAATATCGTACCAGACATTAGTGGAGCATATAGTTTAGGACTTGCAAGTAAGACTTGGAAAAAGGCTTGGTTAAGTGCAGCACAATCTGATGATGTTTTAATACAAGATAATTTTATAACAACTACTGAAACAAATAACGATTTAGAATTTAGAGCTCAAAGCACTGGCGCGGTATTATTAGAAGATATAGCTGTAGATGAAAATAAACTTTTTACTAGAGCTGATGATTTAAATTTTACTACAAATACTAATTTTAACATAGCAACTACAGGATCAATTAAATTGCCTGCAGGTACAGACGGTCAAAGAATCAACGCTGATTCAACCGGAGCACCAGGAATAGGATCAATTAGGTACAGTACAGATTCAAATAGGTTTGAAGGCCAAACTGTTAATGCACCAATTACATTTAATGGTGTATTTTCATCAAACAGACTAACTAGCGTAACAGCTGATCCTACATCAAACAATATTAGATTTATAGTAAACGGAGCAGTAGATGCAATAGATTCTTCTACATTAATGGCAGATATAACAGGCGACAGTATCTTATTTGGAGCTCTTAGTGTAGATGATATAAAGCTAGATGGCAACACTATTTCAACAGAAGTATCAAATAGTAATTTACAATTTGCTATGCACGGTGATGGTAAATTTATACAAAAAGATTTAAAAATAAAAAATAATATTTTAGAAATTACCGACGGCGGCCCTATGACATTTGTAACAGATGACGGGTATTTTGCATTTAGAGGCGCATCTGGAATTGTTATGCCAAGCGGTGGCAATGACACTAGAGGTCCTAATCCACAAACGGGTGATACTAGATTTAATGCTAGAGCAGATGTAAAAGCTCTAGAAGTTTATGCTGGAGTAGACAACAAAGAAGGTGAATTCCAGGAATGGATTCCGGCTACAGGTGCTGGCGAAAGTGTTACTATAGAGTATCAAGAAGATCAGGTTAATATTTGGTCCATTGTACTAGGATAACCTAACTAAAATTTCAAATACAACTAAATACTATTAATGCAAAACAGCGACCATTGTTTTGCAGTTACAAACCGCGGTCAACCAGCGATAGAAGCATAATGCTTGAACAGGTTGGAGGCACAGGATGCCCGTATAAGGAGAAAAAATGGCTGTAGGTCGCATATCGGGTCCGTTACTTAAATCGAATCTAATCCGAAATGGAATAGATTTAGCTTTTGAAACAGATCTTTTATATCTAGATGTAAATAATCAGCGCATTGGTGTTAAGAACTCATCTCCCCAATACGATTTAGACATTACTGGTACAATGAGAAGTACTAATATTAATGTTGACAATAATTTAGACATAGCAAATATTAATATAACTGGTAATACAATCAGTACCTCAGAACAATATTTAAACTTAGGTACTCTTGATAACATTGTTTACCAAAACAAAGCAAGAATTGACGGCATTGACATTCAAGGTAATGTAATAAGCACCAACGATTCACATTCAAATTTAGAATTTAGACCAAACGGCACAGGTGAAGTTCATGTACATTCAGATATGAATGTTACAGGTAATATACATGCTACTGGTAATATTTCTGCAGACGGCGACATTGTAATTGGTGATGCTGATACTGATAGCATAACAATTAATGCAGAAATAGGAAGCGATCTTATTCCTGACCAAACTGATACTTTTAGTATTGGTGAAGTAGGAAAAATATGGAGCGAGGTTCATGCACAAACTTTATTTACTGGACAAATAAACACAACTGATTTATTTGTAAGTGGAATAGATCTTACTCTTAGACAAGGCAATTTAATTTATGTAAGTGAAAACGGCGACGATACACATTCAGGGACACATCCTCAGGATCCTGTTGCAACTATTAAACAAGGATTAAGTTTAGCAACAGCAGGCGATACAGTTTATATTACACCAGGAGTGTACACTGAAGTTTTTCCTTTAACAGTACCAGTTGGTGTTACACTTAAAGGTGCTGGTATTAGATCAGTTACAATACAACCAACAGCAGGTACAAATACTAATGATGCTATATTACTTAACGGTGAAACAACAGTTGAAGATTTAACAGTATCAGGATTTTTTAGTCCGGGTTATGCATTTAGATTTGCAAACAATATTACAGTTACGTCAAGGTCACCTTACGTAAAAAATATTACAGTTATTACAGCAGGTAGTGTAACAACAGCAGAAGATCCAAGAGGGTTCAATCAAGGAGATGCTGGTAGAGGTATTCTAGCTGACGGATCAGTAGCAAATGCATCAAGTAAAGAAGCAAGTATGTTGTTCCACAGTGTTACATTTATAACACCTGGAGTTGATGCTCTTACAGCAACAAACGGTGTGAGAATAGAATGGCTAAACTCATTTACATATTTTGCTAATAAAGGAATACACGCACTTGACGGTGCAACAGGTTTAAAAGGCGATGGTAAAACACGTATTAGACTTAGTGGAATAACAGGCACATTTAATGCTGCTGATACAGTTACATTTACATCAACTGATGCAAGTACTGTTGAAACTGTGACAGTTGAAAGTGTTGATAATGATATACTTGTTATTGACGGGAAGAATACAAACTTTATTGGGTTTGACACAACTCCGCAAAGTATTTCAAACGGCGCAGGTGCAACAGCAACAGTAATAGAAAATGTAGATTTAGCAGACTTTGGTGCAGAAATAAGAATGATTGGTTCTGCATGTGTATATGGTAACTTTGGTATTTACGGAGACGGTCCGGGTATTATTGTATATGCAATTGGACAAAACTTGGCATACATTGGTAACGGAAAAGAAGTTACTAACGATCCAGGAACAGTTATTCAAGCAAACGAAGTAGTTGAATTAAACAACGCAAAAGTAAGATACAACTCAGTTGACCATAAAGGTGATTTTAGAGTTGGTGAATTATTTTATGTAAACCAAGATGACGGTACAGTTAGTTTCACAGCAAATGCACTTACTGTTGACTTAACAACAGGTGCAACATTTACAACAGGCGGAGATACTAGTTTTATAAACGGATCACGCATTGATGTTGGAAATTTAAGACTAACTGGAAATACATTATCAAGTACTGTAGGTGATATTAATCTTAATAGTAGTAGCGGAGCAATTAATCTATTAGACAATGTTGACATTACTGGTAACTTAGATGTTAGCGGTGACGTAACTATTGGCGGAAATATTACTATTGGTGATGAAGGTACAGATAGTATAGAAATTGTAGCAGGTATTAATAGTAACCTAGTACCAAGTAGTACAAGTACATTTAGTTTAGGAACAAATACAAATACTTGGTCAAAACTTTGGGTATCAGAACTACAAGTTGATGATGTTAATATTAATACAAATGTAATTACAACTACATCATCAGATGCAGATTTAGAATTACGTGCAAACGGAACAGGTAGTGTTGTAGCTGAAGGATTTACATTTGAAACAAATAACATTTCAACTACAGGTGATATGGTATTTGACGCTGGCTCAGAATTAATTAATTTTAATTCATCTGGAGCAATTAAACTTCCAACAGGAACAACAGCGCAACGAACAAGCGGAGTAGCAGGGGAACTGCGTTACAATAGCGAATTAGCAAGATTTGAAGGATTTAATGGAACTAATTGGTTTAATCTAAAAGGTGTTGAGGATCTCAACGGAGATACTAGAATCACAGCTGAATTGACAGAAGGCGCAAACGACGATATAATTAGATTTTATGTTAAAAATGATGTAGTTTTTAGTGTAGATACCAACGGATTTAATGCAAATCAAATTGAGATAGATAATATCCGCATAGACGGCAATGTGATAAATACTACGTCGGGAGATTTAGACTTAGTTTTATCACCCAACGGAACAGGCTCAGTTGTAATTGATAATTTTTCTATCAAGGACAACACTATAACACATACAGTACCTCAAGGCATAATGGAGTTCCAAAAAACTGGAGTTAATGCGTATTATAAATTCGACGGATCATACGGATTAGTTATACCAGTAGGAACATCATTAAATAGACCAGCAACGCCTGAAATAGGCATGATACGTTTTAACACAGCTGATCTAAGAGTTGAAGTTTTTGATGGTAGTATATGGACTAGTGTAGCAGGTTTGAGCGGAGCGGTTAGTTCGATCGACGCAACAAACATTGCAATTGAAAATGTTTTATTTATGGGATAAGGAAATATAGATGGCAACCTTTTTTAGAAATGAAGTAGTAAAAAACGTAGGAACAACACCAGTAAAAGTTATTGAAACTAATGGTGCTACACGAGCAACAGTAATTGGATTAAGTTTTACTAATCTTACTGATAAGTTCGTGTATGTTAACGTTGAACTACAAAGCCAGGATAGTGCAAGAGGATTTTATTTAAAAGATTCTATTCTTCCTTCAGGCACAAGTTTACGTGCAGTATCATCCGGCGAAAAATTAATATTAGCAACTAGTAATGCAATGTATGTATCGTCCACACTCGATGACTCAGTTGATGTTATTATTAGTTACGTGGAGATAACATAATGTATTATATAGGAACAACACCAACAGACGTAGCAGCAGGATTTATCAAAAGATACTTTTACGGACTACGCAGAAACGAAGATGGAGAATTGTTTTTACAGCAATTAGACCAGTTACGTCTTGGACAAGAAAATGTTGTCATTGTTAACGATCTTGGTATTGCATCAGAAAACTATCCGGACTTTGAAGAAGGTATTGACTTCCTTGATGGTATTGATATTGATCATGAACAATTATATCCAAACTTACGTTATCAACAGTTCAAGTGGGAAAATAGAAGTTTATTATATTACATTGAAGAAGAAACAGGATTTTTTGTACAAAGAATTTCAGAAGCATATACTTACCCAGACAAAAACAGTTCTCCGGCTTATGGAGAAGGTAACGATGAAAACGTGCTTACACAATCGAGCAGTGAAAAGATAGGATACTAATATGGCAGAGTTTAAGTTAGATAGATTTAAGTATACGTGGAAAGGGCAATGGGCTCTAAGTACAGAATACTTAAAAGATGATGTTGTTTATAATGGTGGTAAAAGTTATGTTTGTATTGTAAGTCATACTTCAAGTACAGAATTCGGAACAGATCTAGCTAGAATATTACCAGGATCAAATCCTCCAGCTCCAGCACCATACTGGATTGTAATGACCAGTAGTAAAACGTTTAGCGGCGATTATGAAATTGGCGTAGAGTATATACCTGGTGAAATAGTTTTATTCAATGGTAAATTACATTTATGTATAAAACCACACACTTCAACTAACTTTGCAGATCAAACAAGCAAATGGGAAGATTTTGGAGACGGAATAGACTTTGTTGGTCCATGGGTTTCTGGTACAGGTTATGGAGAAGGCGCATTAGTAAGATATAACGGTATTGTATATCGTTGTAAACTAGCACACGATGCAGGCGCAACACTTGAAGATAATATAAGTGCTAATCCTAGTTTTAATTGCTGGGATATTTTCCATCCAGGAAAAGAATGGCGCAGTGCTTGGTTAACAAATACATTATACAGAGTAAATGATCAAGTTTCATATGGTGGCGCAATATACGAATGTAATACTACGCACACTTCTGCAGGCAATGCAATTGATAATACAAACTTTACAATTACATTTCCGGGTACAGGATTTAAAAATGAGTGGGATTCACTTTCTGTTTACTCCGTTGGTGATATTGTAAGATATGGCGGATTTTTATATAGTGCTATAAACAACAACCAAGACAGTCAGCCTAGTTTAGTTACAGTGCTAGACGCACAAGGAAAAGTTGTATCACAAGATTTAGGTGGCGACTCGACTATTAACTGGAGAGTACTAGCCAAGAGTAACGATTTTGCAGGTGACTGGGTATTAGGAAGCGAATATCAAGCAGGTGATATTGTACAACGTGGTGGTTATTTATATGAGGCAGTAAGAGATGTAGGTTTACAAGACGGTAAAGATAGTGCAAGTACTGACCTTGATCCAGAAGTATGGAACTTACTTGCAAAAGGACAAAGATGGAAAGCTAACTGGAAAACAAATACTTACTATTCAAGAGGCGATGTAGTTTATTATCTAGGAAGTACATACACTTGTAACTTTGAACATGCATCAGACTTTGAAAAAGCTCCAGGTGATTTTGCTGTAGGTATATACAACTATTGGGATTTAACTGTACAAGCAGGACAGCAAGCAGCACTTACAACAAAGGGTGATTTGATAACTTATGGTGCTTGGAGAAAAGACAATTACGAAGACGATAGTACACTTGGCGATGCAAGAGTACCAATTGGTGAAACAAATCAAATTTTAAGTGTTACAGCAGAACAAGAAGTATTTTGGCGTAATAGAGATTTTGAAAACCAAGTTGTGTATGTAGGATTAAATGGTAAAGACCAAGACACATATGGTAGAGAACCTGAAACACCATTCCGCACAGTAAGACATGCGTGTGAATGGATCGAAGATAATTTTAATCCTCTAGTACCAACTAAGGTAGCTGTGTCAGCAGGAAGATTTGAAGAGATAGGTCCAATTGCTATTCCAGCAGGTTGTGTTGTAATGGGAGATGAACTTCGTGCAACAACTATTGCAGCCACAGGACCAATTGCAGCGTATCAAGACGATACAGCCTTTCATAATAATATTATTTCGCACTTTTTAGGCATATCACAAAAACTAGTTTTGAACCAAGAAATAGATTCACAAAGCGGAAATCCAATTGAACAAAAAAGAAATTTACCAGTTGGATCAAACGATGCTTTTGTTTTAATGGGTGCAAGAAAATTAGATTATTTTAATAGAATTCAATTTATTTCTGCAAGTGGTGCTACAAATCCTACAATGAGTGGTACTAATACTTTAAGTACTGACGAAGGGTTAGTAAATTCTGCAGCTATTATAGAGCAAAATAAAGAATATATTGTGCAAGATTGTTTTGGATATATTAGAACAGTATTCCCAGATTTTGACGGTGACCTTCTGCGTATTAGAAATGATGTACAAAGTTTCATACGTGCAATGATAAGAGATTTAAAATACCCAGGAACATACGGAACAATAAACGCAGCTAACAGATATGCAAGAGCTATAACAGGTTCTGGTACAACAGACATGTTCTTAGTAAGAGATACAACAGGCTTGCGTCAAATGACTATTGAAGGACTAACTGGCGGATTGAATCCTCCAGGAGTTTACGACATTTATCAAAGACCAACAGGTGGTGCATGTGTTGCACTTGATCCAGGTTGGGGACCAGCAGATGAAAGAGTTTGGATTGCTAACAGATCACCTTACATTCAAGGTGTTACAAACATCGGTGAACGTTGTTATGGTAAAAAAGTAGACGGTGCTTTACACAATGGCGGTAACAAGTCAATGACATCAAATGACTTTACACAAGTACTAAGTGATGGTATTGGCGCACACATATTAAACAATGCACGAGCTGAGCTTGTGTCAGTGTTTACGTACTATTGTGCAGTTGGATATCTAGCAGAAAGCGGCGGAGTGATACGTGCTACAAACGGTAACAACTCATACGGAAGTTTTGGTGCTGTGTCAGACGGCAACGATCCTCTAGAAACTCCAGATGCAGGAACAGTAAACAACAGAGTAAACGAAGCTATTGTTGAAAGTGCATTTGCAGGCGGATCTGCAGATGAATTATTCTTATTCCAATATTCGCATACTGGCGAACAATACACAGAAGCTACAGCAACTATTGTTGGTGCAGGTGATGACGCAACAGTAGAATATGTTGATTTTAGAGATGGCGGCGTCCATGAGCCAAGACTTATTAATACTAAAGGTTCAGGTACTGAAGGCGGAAGTGGATTTAAAGTTATAGCAAGTAGCGCACAAATTACAGTTGATGCATCAGATAGAATACGTTTGAATGCTAACGATCCAACACAATTTACAGCAGATGTGCAAGGCATGCGTGTTATTATTACAAGTGGTCGAGGTGCAGGACAATATGCACAGCTTAACGTATTTGATAGTGTAACTAGAGATGTAACAGTAACAAAAGAATCAGACGGTACAGCAGGTTGGGATCATATTATTCCAGGTACGGACTTGGTGCCAGATTTTGACTCAACTACTAACTATAGAATTGAAGCAAGTATTATAGCAAGTCACCCAGGGTTTGTTTCAACAAACGGAGATTTACCAGCCGCAAGAGAATTCCGCGGAGCAACTTGGGGATATCAAACTGTTGATTATACAAATATTACTGTTGGAATTGGAACAGGTGAAACTTTTGATGACGAAGCTGTAGCTGCAAGATTTAATGTTCAACGTAAAGGACAGGCATATAATTTAACAAAAGTTGGTTCAGGTGCAGGATATGCAGTTGGAGATAAACTTACAATCTTAGGAACAGCACTAGGCGGAACAACGCCAGCTAATGACTGTGTTATAGAAGTACTTTCAGTATCAGACGATAGTACAAACGCTATTGTAACATTTAGTAGTGCAGGTACACCAAGAGGAAAACGTGCGGTTGCTATCGCAGATCCAAACTTCACAGCATATTCAGATGATGGTACAACTTGGACAGAAGGTAATTTACCTAACGTAGGTGATTGGAGAAAAATTGTTGCTGGTGAAGATGCATATGTTGCATTAGAAAATAATACTAGCAATGTAGCATTTAGTTATGATGGAGAAACATGGATTCAAAGAGCATTACCGGGCTCAGATAATTGGGTTGATATTGCTTATGGTGGCGGAAGATTCCTTGCAATAGCTGAAGGAAGTAATGCTGTTGCAACTAGTACTGACGGACTTACATGGACTTCCGGAACTATACCTGACAGCGATGACTCAACTACAGCACAGTGGCAAAAAGTAGAATACGGTCAAGGTGCATTCGTTGTATTATCAGGAAGTGATCAGCAATCAGCTGTAACTACTAATGGGTCAGCTTGGACACTTTATTTAAACGCATTGCCTGCAGGTGAATATGATTGGGCAGGATTTGCATACGGAGATAATAGATTTGTTGGTGTTACATTTAGTGGTAAAACAGTTTACTCTTTAGACAAAGGACAAACATTTAAATTAGGAACACAAATACCACAACTTGGTGGCGACGACTTACAAGTAAAAGATTTTATTTACGGTCAAGGTGTGTTTATGGCAATTGGTGATAAGAGTGCTATTGGTACAGGTGCACCACAATCAGGAGACGAAATTGATAGATGTGCAACAACAGAAGATGGTATAATTTGGACCGAACGTAATATGAATAGTAACGGTAGATTGTATAGCACATTGTTGTTTGCAAATCCAAACTCAGTAGGAAAGTTTATTGCATTTGGTGATGTTACATCAACCAATGCTTTAAGTATAATGACTACAGGCAGACGTGCAAGATTTAAAGCAAATGTTTTCCAAGGTTCGTTTAATAACATATTAATGTGGGATCCAGGTAGCGGATATTCAGATGATAATCCTTGTGCATTAACTATTGTTGACACAACATTTGTTACAGGACTTGAAGTAGATATGCGTTATGGTAATGGAGTATTATCTCAACCATCGTTTATTAACAGAGGCGCAGGATATAGAACAAGCAGTTCAACTATTACTATAGCAGGCGACGGTTATGCAGATATTATTCCGGAAACAAATGTAGTAGTTATTGACGGAGTTAATGTTGTTCCAGGACCTGGAGTACAAATTAGATTTTCAACATTACTTGATTTAGCAACTGAAGACCCAGCAGACTTAGCACTTTACACAGGAGTAGGTATTACTGACTTAGGTGATGACGGTTCTGGTAATAATACTAGAAGTATAAAATTTACAATTACACCTAGACTACGTAACGAAAACAATATGTTACACGGAACAGCAGTAACATTAAGAAGTGGATATAGTCAGTGTAGAATTACTGGACATGACTTCTTAGATATTGGTACAGGTAATTTTGAAGAAACAAACTATCCTACACTATATTCAGGAGGAGCATTTTTTACAAGTGCGCCAGAAAACGAAGTTGAAGAATTAAATGGTGGTAGAGTGTTTTACGTATCAACAGACCAAGACGGTAACTTTAGAGCAGGTGAACTGTTTAGTGTGCAACAGGCAACAGGTATTGTTACAATTAGTGCTGAGTTCTTTGACTTAGATGGTTTAAGCCAGTTATCATTAGGTGGTGTTAGACTTGGTGGTTCAGGAGCTGTAGTAAACGAATTTAGTACTGATGGAACATTTAGTGCTGATTCAAACAATATTATTCCTACACAAAAAGCGGTAGCAACATTCTTAGCTGATAGATTGTCAGTTGGTGGTTCAGACTTAGAAACAAACGGACTTGTTGCTGGTACTGTAAAAATAGGAACTGATACAAACGAAATATCAACAACAACTGATGGATATCTAAATTTTCCAAGAGTTACTAGCTTTGACGGTAAAGATGCAAACAATAATTTAACAGCAATACAAGGCACAATTATAAGTCAAATGTTGTTTGCAAGAGAATTTATATCAGAAATCCAAGGTGGATCAAGTTAATGGTAACAATGATAAATACAATAGTGGAGCAGATAAATGGCAGAGTTTAAGTTAGGTAGAATTAGATTTGTATGGAAAAGTGAGTGGACAACCGCTACTACATACTTCAAAGATGACGTTGTAGAGTACGGCGGCAAAATATATATTTGTGTAACAGGACATGATAGTTCAGCAAGTTTCTTTACTGACTTAGACATTGTACCTAGCAAGTGGAACATTATGGCCGATGGCCAAAAATGGCTAGGCGACTGGCAACCACAAACAGCATATATTAGAGATAATATTGTACGCTACGGTGCTACAGTTTATATCTGTAAAACGGATCATACATCTGCCGTTGATTCGAGTACAGGTTTAGAACCAGACATTGCTAAATGGGACGTATTTGCTACAGGATTAGATTACAAAGGCGATTGGGCTACAACATATGATTACAAAGCAAATGACTTAGTTAAGTACGGCGGCTCAACATATGTTTGTAACACTTACCACATTAGTGCAGCAACTGATACACTAGGACTAGAAGCTGACTTATCAAAATGGACAGTATTTAATCAAGGGTTTGATTGGAAAAATGATTGGGCGCCAAGCATACGTTATAAATTAAACGATGTTGTAAAATTTGGTGCTAGTTTATGGATTGTAAACGCTTATCATACATCACAAGCAACGTTTGCAGCAGACAGTTCAAAATGGACTAAGTTTGTTGAAGGCTTCCAATACGAAAGTGAATGGAATGATGCAATTGGTTATCAACCAGGTGACGTTGTACAATTTGGCGGAAATAGTTATATTGCTAGAGAAGACACACTTGGTCCTAAGCCAGGCGATAGTGGCGGCGTAATTACAGGTGCATCATCAGCAGCTGAAATAGTTATTACAAGTGACTTACACGAACTTAGTAACGGCAAACAAATTAATATTACTGGTGTAGTTGGTATGACTGATCTTAATAGTTATAACTATTGGGTAGGTGCAGTAACAGCTAACACTTTTAAATTATACACAGATAGAGCATTAACAACAGCAGTTGATTCACAGAGCTTTGGTGCATACGTATCAGGCGGTACTTGGGTAACAACAGCAACAGGAACTCCAGAATGGGACTTGTTTGCACGTGGTATGAAATTCCAAGGAGACTGGGAAGAAGATTCAACAAACAGATACTATTTACAAGGTGACACTGTACGCTTAGGCGGATACATGTATCGTTGTATATTAGGACACAGAACTCAAACTCCACCAAACACAACTTATTGGGAAAAATTAAGTACAGGTTTTGATTGGAAAGGTAATTGGGCAGATGACGCAACTTATGTATTAGGTGATGTTGTACGCTACGGTGATAACTCATATGTTTGTATACAAGGACATATTTCTGAAGGTGATGACGGTTCGTCAGGTGATCCAGATGGAACAGGCGGAATTTCTGCAGCTAATTCAAGACCAGACCAAGATACAACAGGTACATATTGGAATATTATGACAATTGGTACTGAGCAATCAGTATTAACTACAAAAGGCGACATGGTTTATTACAGTGGCGCAACTCCAGTTAGATTACCAATTGGTCAAGATGGACAAATACTTACAGTAAATTCAAATGGTGTACCAAACTGGGAATTCTTAGGACAATCAGTAGATGTATACTATGTTGCAGAACATGGCACTGATGCACCTGCTCCGCTTTACGGAAAAAACATTGATAGACCTTACAAAAGTATTAGATATGCAGCACAGCAAGTTGAAAGAGGAACTAAAGCTAATGATGCAGCAAGATTATTAGAAATGAATAGACGCTTTATACAACGTGAAATTGTTGAGTGGACTGACTACCAAATTGCTAATAATACAAGTCCTTTTACAAGTTCATTTAAATATGATAGTAAAAAATGCGAAAGAGACATGGGTTATATTATAGATGCATTCATTTATGATTTAAGACATGGTGGAAATATAAAATCAAGAGAAGTTGCATTATCATATGTAACTGATCCAGGACAATTTTATGCACTAGGTCAAGAAGGCGAAACTGTAGCTAGTATTAACTACGGTTTAACACTAATTGAAAAAGTACTACAACAAGCTGCACCAGCAGTTAACTACCAAACAACAAACGGTGATAACTCTACTAGAGTTGTACCACAATATTTTGAAACAGCACTCGGGGCACAGGATTCGGTTGTGTATGATGGAACAATAAGCGGAAGCAGTTCTGGAGGCACTTACTCAGATGAAACACCAGAGGGCGGATATGCCGAGGGCGGAGGATACTAATGGCTACTAATTTTGCAACTATTTCCAGTTTAGGAAAAATAATTACAGATGCAATTACCGCAGGTAATGCAACAAACATTCCGGCAAGAAGCATACGGAAAACATTAATTAAAGTAACAACTGGGCAATATAGAGAAGTACTACCGATTATTATTCCAGCAGAATGCTGTATAATGGGAGACGAACTTCGTTCAGTTAACGTACAACCAAGAAAGTCTACAAACTCAACACTAACTCCTAAGAGTGATTACAGATATACAAGTAAAGCCTTAGAAAGAATTGAGCAAGTTGTTGGTAACGTAGCATCGGGTCTTACAATGACTCCAACTACAGGAAATACTTTAACACAAACAACAGCATATCCTTACGCAGAAACACCTCAAGCATGGGAAGGCTTAACACGTCAAGTACGTGGTATACGTAGAAACATCGATGCACAATTAGGCGAAAAACTTTATGCACAATTTCCTAAGCCATGGGAAATGACAAACGCAAATGCAGGACGTGGGCGCGACTTGTTTTTACAAAATAGAGAATTTATTAAAACAGAAACTACAGCATATATTACTGAAAACTATCCAGACTTAAAGTACAGTCGTACTAAGTGTAAACAAGATATTGGATTTATTTTAGATGCTATTGCTTATGACTTAACATACGGTGGTAACTGGCAATCAGTTGTTGCAGGTGAAGCATATTACACAGGCGCTGTATTAGAGATTGCAGCAAGTGAAAAAGCGGCAACTATTGCTGCATATGGTTTCATGAAACAGTTAGTACAAACTGTACAGCGTAATATTACAGTAACACCTGTACTACAAACAGATGTAGCACAAATTGCAGGCACTGGCGGTACAGCAAGTGAATCAACTACAATTGGTAACTTGTTCGACGATATCACAGACACAATTAACAGTGGTGTAGGAACAGTTGCAGAAGTATATCCAAGTGTTGCAGGAGCAAATGCTTTAACTTTTGCTGATACAACAGCAATTGACGCAGCAAAAGACCAAGTTGGTGAATATACAATTGACTTTATCAATAAAAACTTTGGTAGCTTCAAATATGACAGTGGCATTTGTAGACGTGACTTAGAAATACTTTCTGAAGGCGCACAGAATGATACACTTACTGGATCAAACTATCTAGCTATTCAAGCAGGTAGAGCTTACAGAAGAGAAACATCTGAATATTTACAAGGTGCACAAAAAAGTCAAACTGTTGGTGCAATTAGAAAGTTCCGTGATTTACAATTAGCTGACTTAACTGATTCAACTTATACAACACGAACAACTTCATTTTATAACGAAGTAATTGATATTTTACAAAATAGCACTACAGCTGAAGATGCATTAACTTTTCCAAGTTACAACTCAACAGCAGATGCTATTAAAGCTAAAAACTTATTAGTATCAAATAGACAGTTTATAATAGA